TTTTTCTTTACCAGGTTGATATCCTGTTTCTTTAGCCATAGTAGCCACTGCCTTTTGGTAGGCTGGATTCTTTCTGTTAATCTCTGTCTGCTTAATCATGTCGCCATAAGTAATGTAACCCTTCTTATCATGATCAAAAAGAGGGTTAGCTTCGTATGCTTTCTTTTCAAATTTAGCGGATATCTTGTATCCTAAATCAAAATACTTCTTGCTATACTTACCACTAGGATCAGTATCTGGATTAGATTCTAAAATGCGAGTAGAAGGATCTCCCTTGATTACGCCTGGTAGTTTAAGAGCGATAGGCCATAGGTTACCCGTATAGTACAAACCGGCAGAAGTAAATTTGCGGCCATTCATTAATCCGCTTTTACCTTGAATAAATTTCTTGACCCAATCTAATTGTTCTTCGCCACTTAGCTTGATAAAATCTTGCCAAGTTCCTTTGTATCCAAGTCCCCTTAGCGTATCTGGCATAAACCCAATAAGACCAGATCCCTTGTACTTTTCTTCATATGCAGACGGATTCAAGCCAGACTCCGAGGTCATGACAGCCAGAAGGTCTTCTGGCTTCATCCCCAATTCTTCGGATATTTTGACCAATTTCGCATAGAAATTTGGGCCAAGGTTAGCTTTACCTCCTACTGGCATATTACCCCTTTAGTTTTTTGACGATGGAGAATAGCGCAATAGCCGTTTCCGGATCATCTCCTTGGATGGACGTAGCATACTTAGCGATATAGCTGCAAAGAATACGAGGGTCTTCTGCACTCATAGACTCTAGTGATTGATAGAATCTTTCGTGAGTTTGAACTCTGATTTTTGGATCTCCAGTATCAACAGTTGGCGCGATACGAACTTGTGGAGTTCTCTCGGTGTCAGGCGCATTGTCTGATGGAGGCGCAGCGGGAGATGGTTGAACAAAAGACGATGGTCCAACTGTTACAAACCTTCCCATTGGAGGTAAGTTTGCAGGAGGCGCGGCTGGCGCAGCAGGTCCGCCTGGTGGTGCTGGGGCCGGCTCTGACTCATGACCCAGTTCAGATTTACCTGGAGCTGGACCAGTTGTGGCTGGAGTGCCAGTAGTTTGACTCTTCGTTAACTCTTTATCCATCTCATCTTTAATTCTCATCCAAGGAGTAACTGCTACTTGATAGTAGTTCTTAAATGCACTATCAAATTTATTGAAGTCTGCCTTAATTCTATTGGCAGAGTCCATATACTCATCTGGCCTACGAGTTGCTCTGGCAGTTGCCATGTCCTTCATAATAGAAATAGCATTAGCTAGCACTGTCTCAGCTTGATCTAGCAATTTGATGCCGCCTTCACGCAGTGCTTTAGTTTCTTTTGGATATTTCTTTTCCCAAGCTGCGAGACCACGTCCACGACTTGTGAAAAAATTGAACAAAGAATCGACAAGGCCAGCTTCTTTAATAAGTTGATCAGCAATTAGAGAGGCAGCCTTCGGCTCCATATGTTGACGAAGTCTATTGATTTTTTCATCATCAACTCCATCAAAAAGGAATCTGTGATGAATCTTATTGACATCAACAAAGAACTTATCAATATCATTAACAATAGCTTGTATTTTCTTATGGAACATAGCCAAATCAGAAACACCAGACATCCACTCTCGACGGTTGAAAGCGGTTCTAGATAGTTTTAGCAGATCCTTGGCAGACTGTTTGATGGCAGGCTCTTGGGCCTTTCCAATTTGTTTACCGGTTAATTCTGAACGAACACGGTCATCTAGCGCTTTGAGGGATTCCATGACCCTATTTAATTCAGGCTTGAATATACCTTCTACGAAAGCACCAGGAGCATTAATCTTTTCACGTAGTTGGTTCATCCAACCACGACCTGTTTCTCTTTTACTTTGAGCTAATTTATCCATGGAAACCCTCTACTTGTGCGTAATAGCTAAAACAATGCTGGATTATTCACAAGTAGGGCATATTCAGCGGATTTAAAACATTATCACGCTGGTGGTGGTGGACCTGGTGGAGCGCCGCCTCCTGGTGGCATTAATCCCGCTGAAGCTCCACTTGGTGGAGGTGGAGGAGGACCGCCTGGGCCACCGCCTGGAGGAGGTGGTGGTGGGCCACCTGGTAGACCCAAATCTGGCATTCCACCGCCTGGTGGTGCTCCGCCTGGAGTCTCTCCTGGTAGTGGGGCTTCTTGACCAGCTCCCTGTTGTTTTGGCTCTGGAATTTCATCCTCGTCATCCAATGCACGGAGAGAGTTGAGGTCCATAGCTTCAAGGGCGGCCGTTTCCTTCTTGGCAATTGCGTTCTGAACATTTTCTTTACGCATCTTGCGTACTTCGTCTTCATACTCAAGACCCAAAGAACGGTATAGGGTGTGAATAGAGACTCTCTTCTGGTCGGCTTGACCCTGAGATAGAGTAACTAAGCTGTTGATGTAGTCACCTGCATCAAACAAGCTCATGTGGTTCCAATCAATTTCAGGAACGATAAGTTGTTTCTCACCACCAGAGTAGTCATAGAAGCCCTGGATCTTGGAGATTGGAGCAAAAATCTTAGTCTTGAGCCACTGAGACATCATATTACGGAACTGCATGTATCTCTGACGTAGAACGTCCAAAGCTACACCGCCGTTAGCGTAAGTGGTATCAGAACCACCGTCCATCATAACTGGTGGAACGAACAAACCAACATAGATTTCCTTCATGAGCTGAGTAATATCGCCGGAGATATCGTAGATACCTTGTCCCCAACCGACTCTCTCAACAGCAACGCCTTCATGGGTGAAGATTTTGAAGTCTTTGTCGTATTGCGCTTCTTCGAAGACGCCTCTCCATGCTTCAAGGTCAGCAAAGGTTGGCTTGTAGTCAGCCGAACCAATCTTAACCAAAGTCAATGGGTTGATCATATTGTCAGACTGAGCATACTTAGACTCACGCAGTTTGTCGAAGAGCATCAACTGACGGAAAATACAGACTGGAAGACCAGTGCCTCTGATTTCGTAAGGGCTGATACGACGAGCTAAGTGTGATACATGGAAGTTGTCTAATGGAATGTTTTCTCCACGCCTCACAGAGTCGATAATGTGCTGGTTAAGCTGCTTACGCTGTTCAATATCGGTTGGACGGTTTGAGAAAATGATTTTCTTGAGGTTCTCATCAGGACGAAGCATGATGATTGGTTCGCTGGCTACGACCGTACGTTTGACAATCATGAAATCTGGGTTTTGAATATGTAGGCGACTCCACTTGCCCTTACCTTCATCCAGTTCTGCATAAACAAATGCTTCTCCTAAGAGCCAATACTCTTGGGCAATCTGTACACAAATGTTCATTAGGTCAATCTCTTCGATCATGTCATCGAAGAACTTTTCAATATCCTTGTTAGGACATTTGATAGATAGCTTGCTGATTGGGTATGTGCTATGTAAACTGACAGCATTATGTACGAACGGGTTCAATGCAAAAAAGCTGCGGCACCATGCATTAATAGTTGCACGGTCACGTGGCAGGTTCAAGTTGCTGTTGAGCCAAAGCGGAGAATAAACTTCAGGAGTCTGCTTGACGGTGTCGCCATGGATACCACGGAACATACCACCAGAGCTAGACACTACCTGTGAATTTTTCTTGAAGCCTACGGAGGAGACAACGTTAGAGGCTGTGGTAGGCGCGTTGGCCAATGAAAGTTTGTTATAACTTGGGCCAGAGCCATCCCTAAAGTATCCCTGTTCGACCTCATCAGAAAGAATAACTCTTCTTTCTCCGGAGACGCCACTTGCCATAATAGCACTTACTTGTGGGGTAGTGGATCTACCTGATAAGAATCTTGCTGAAAAGGATGGGGCTTCCCCTAATCCCGATTTTTTAATACCAGCCATGTAACCTCTGTTGTTCCACTATACCCTCTACTAGAATACACTAAATATGATATATCCAGTAAGCTTAGGTATTTAGGCCGCTTAGAACCTTCTCGGTACATAACCGCTCATTACCATGGGTTTATTCAGGTTTTTAGGGGTATGAAGCATTGGATTGTTATTTGTGAAGCCTCGACTAACTAAGAATTTAAAAGCCAAATAAGCGTTCAGCAGTGCCATAAATCCGTCGTTTGGTGTTCCGCCCTTGACATAATGGACTGTGTGGTCACCATATTTAGAAATAGATGGCTTGAGTTCCATACTACAACAATGGTCAATTAACCATGCAACCTTCTCATAATCTCCATATGGGAATCTAATCAGACCTTTCTTCATTTGGTCATAAAGCTCACTAATATAGAAGTCTCTCTCGAAGATAATTTCTTTTGGAAAAGCCTCATGATTAAACTTAACATGATCATTAACTCTATTATGAGCGCGAGAGACTAGATATCTATCTCCATAAGTGTTATGTAGTGTAGAAGAGAAGTCATTAGAGTAGCCAATGTCTCCAATGGTTAGCTGCACACTATACTGTCTCATCAATTGATCAATGAGCCCCTTTTTGCTTTCCGGATCATTTCGTTTAAACTTAGTAGCAAATTCAATTGACAGTAAGTTAGATCCTTTGGTTTGCAAAATAACAGCGGTACTATAAGATTGGCCAGCAGGTTTTACTCTTTCTGGGTCAGCTAATTGTTCTAGGTCAGAACGGGCACCATAATCGATTCCCATTACCGTCAACTGCTGCATTGGTCCTTTGGTTGGAAGAATACGTGGGCTATATTTTCTTTCGAAGTCAGCACATAGAGTACGTACCTCGTCTGGAGACATCGGGCTTGCATCTCCCTGATAGAACTCTCCAAGAACTTCGTTTTGGAAAACACGCTCAGTATTGATTGGATGACGGCCCGGCTTTTCCTTATCGATATCTTCTCTAGTGAATTTGGGCATGTAAAGCTGATTGATATGGAAACCAATCATATCACAGTCTGGATCGTTTGGATTCTTCAGAGCAACCCACTTGCCACGTTCTTGTGCTTGTAGTTTATCTTGTTCATGGCCGCATTTTGAACACTTAACTACTTTACCATGAATCCAAACTTTCTCCCAATCATCAGAACCTGGCGTGTAAAGTGGGAAATGCTCTTCACATTTCTCACAGCCTAAGTAGTAATATTGCTGAGAAGAAGACTGCCACATCTTGTGGTAGTCAGATCCTTTACGACGGGGCGTTCCAAAGAAAACTTGTACTCCCTGTGTAGGTCTGCCATATTTGGCGTTGGTTAGAATTTTAAGAGCGTTTCCAATAGCCTGAGTCGTTGTCTTCTGAACTTCGTCAAAGAATAGAATATCAGCGGTACGACCCATGATTCTGTCGGCGTCTACGCCAGTCGACTCTACCCACAAGTGGTTTCCGCCAATGAACTGTTTAAAATGCAAAGAATCGTTGGTAGGAGAAGACTGGTCTAGCAATTGCTGCATGAAAGACTTTGGACGAGAGCCCTTGTTTTCTGGAGTTCCTTCAGGGACCTTAGCCATATTGATCATTTGGTTTAGCTTGGTCTTAGAATAGGCCGCAGCTAACTCCAATTGAGGGAAAGCATGGATGATACGGATTGGTGGGCGGAACCCGTCTCCGAACAAACCGGAGCCCATGAAATACATTTCCAAGGCGCTGGCCATAGTAGTAGCTCCTACCTGACGGCCTTTGACTAAGATAACTGGCTTGGCATCTGGCTCTAATGCTTTGATACCAATGTATCTGTAGATATCGCTGAAAGGTTTGTATCCATTTCCGCTCAATCTGAATGGCTCACCTTCTAATGTTAAATTCTCTTGACAAAATGTTACAGGGTCAATCATTGAGAGTTGTCTTTTCATCTTCTCAAAGATTTCCTTATTTTCAATATTTATACTAGGCATACTAAAATGATCGTATATTCAGTAGAATGGCTTCCACGAAAAAACGAAGAAAAAGAGTATGCCTCAAATGTGGCGTTTCATTAACCACTAAGAATTGGGCTACTTACGACCAAAACAAGGGCTATTATATCTGCAAGCCATGTCGAAAATCCAATGACAAGAAGTCTCATCAGACCGATCCTGATTACTCTAAAAAACAAAACAGCCGCTATCGTATGAAACGAAGCGCTGTTATTTGGGCTTATGGTAATGCTTGCTGTATTTGTGGAGAAGATGAGTATACTAAACTAACAATCAATGGTGATATCAACTATCTGTATGAAGGTCTTGTTCAAAAAACAGGA